GTTTTATCTGCCATGCCTAAATCCCAAAAGGTATTTACTTTGATGCGTTGATCGTAAGGTACTTTTGTTATGCGACCTTCTTCATCTGCTTTGACTAATCCTTTCGAATAAATACTGCCGATAGCTGCACTATCAAAAGAACATTCAAATTCGGCTTCGTATATCTCTTCTGGCATTAAAGCCTTTGCTTCATTTAACTCTAACTCGGAGATAATATGCGTCTCACTAGCTTTGTATATTTTTGCAAACCAATCGTCTTGGTGTAGTGCATGGTCATACAACTGATGAAAGCTGTTGTGACCTTGTGGTGTGCCAATCGCAATCATCCAACCATTTCTATCAGATAAAGCCGGTCTAATAATTTCTGTCCATAGTCTCGGTGGCATTTGTGCTACCTCATCCAGGATAACACCATCAATGTATAATCCTCTTAAACTGTCTGGTCTCTCACAACCAAGTAATTGTATTCTTGCACCATTCGGTAAATCACAGCGAAGTTCTGTTTCATGGTACTGCACATCCGGTAAGACACTTGTATATTCTTTGACATAATCCCAAGCAGTTCTTTTTGCCATTGAGTATGTCGGTGCTAGATAATAATATCTAGGTCGAGACAAGGTATTCTGCATTGCCTTTTTCAGCATCTCATTAATGCACAAGACTGTTTTGCCAAATCGTCTATGGCAGACTAACACATTAAAACGTTTAAGATCTTTGTGTACTTCTAATTGGTGTTCTCTAGGCTTGTAGGGTATGACAATTTTCACGCATCCTTACTTCCTTGCTCGTTTAAGTAATCTCTTATTCTGGCTACGTCATTGCCTTTAACTTGACCTTTACCTGCTGTCTCTGGGTATTTGGTTTTGTTGTTAAGTGCGATGACCAATTCTTTAAAGGGGTCGGTTACTTTTTTAGTTTTTTTCTTTTTCATAAAAATTCGTAAGAGGTTTGTTTTGTGTTGAAATAGGTTACATTTGCAGTCTGCACGACCTCGTGGGGTTGCCACAATTTTATTTTATATAATAATTATTAATTTATTTACAAAAATGACCAATATCTGACCAGTTTGTTAATTTATTAAGCAGAACAACAAATAATATACTATGTCTTGTAATATTTTATTAATTTATTTATATTTTTTTCTCACACGAGACGTTTGGCAATAAAATTATTTTTCTTATAATTATTTATTGTTATCCCTACCTTTTCTCTCAACCAACCTAAATTAATTATCTTTAATTACAAACAATTTCATCAATATTCCGTCTATTATGGAATAAAACCTTAACGAAAGCGTTTACTTATGATGAATGAAGAACTTATAAATAAAATACTAGAACTACTTAATCCATTAGATATTGATAGTAGATACAAAGTCTTAGAAGATCTCAAAGTATCTTTAGATGAAATAGATGGTAATGATCTTTAATCACTTGCCCAACTAATCTCTATCTTCTTATCATCTGTATCAGTAATACTTAATGTTTGTTTCTCTGTACCATATCTCTTAGCAGATAGTTTACCTGCCTGCCATTGTACGTTCTTGGCATAGACTTCTAATAGTTTAACCTTAGACATTGGTATATTCTTATCGCCGAGAGCATCCTCGATACGTTCATCTAGATTACTAATCAGCATCTCTATCCCAGACTCTTTAGCCTTGTAGTACAAATCTCTTAGCTTATCATCCTTGTCCATCCATTGTCTCCAGACATTGTAACTAATCCCACATTGTTTCGTGGCATTCTTTATTCCCATGCCTTGTTCCAGGAGTATTAATACTTCACGACATAAAGTCTTGCTGTATTTACTTGGTCTACCTACTTTGGTTTGTTTAACTGGTACTGTCATTAGTGTATTGTTATTTCGTTCTTCGGATGAATGATATCGCCATCAGTTGACTCTGACTTCATTGTTTGTGCAAAGTCCATAGCTTCTTGCTCCGATGCAAAGTTGTAGTATCTAATAATTATTTCTGATTGTTCAGTTTCCGGATTTTTAACCATGAACACACTACAAAACAGATCGTCTGCTAAAAGTTTCATTTAATAAATACCTTATGTCCTCCACAGTCAAATAATGCTTATGCTTATTAATATTGTTGTATGCTTGAATAACATCCTCTGGCTCTAATCCTGCAAAGGAACATACTAACTTGAAGTCTTTACCACCAACCCAATCAAGAGCTTCTTGGTAATACTTACTGTTTAGTCTACTTTGCCAGAGAAATTTATTACAAGCATCAGTTAATCCTTGAACTAAACAAGCAATCCAAAGTCGCTGTTCGTTCATATAAAAAAAAGCCACCTTGCAGATGGCTATAATTGTTGTCGTAATTTATGTGATTATGTATGTTTCTAATGATTTACTAACCATTTGTTAATAGATACAAATACAGAACTACATTTTAAAGTATTCAACCAACCTATCTAATGCTTCTCTTAGTTTATCCATTTGTTTCTTAGCCGGTTTATTCTCTACGATCACTTGCCATATTATGTGCCAATGATTACCCAACTCTTTAATGATAAAATGAAACTCTGAATAACTGTCTATGCTACTAACGACAGAATGTTCCTTGCTGCCTTGTCCTAAATTTTCTTTTAAACTAGCAGTAACTCTTTGTCGTATTCCTGCATTCTCTGATATTTGGTCAAACTTATATCCTGCCCAATATCTTCTACTGTTGTTCTCTGAATTAGTTATATCAAGTAAATTTCTAGCATAATAGTTTTCTAATACTGATTTATGTTCATGCTCTAATCGTCTACCATCTAAAGCAAATACTATACGAAGTTTAGAGCCATCAACTTTTCTAATTAATCCATCCTCCGTTTTAATTAATTCTTGTACTCCAAAGTCAGATGGTGCTTTAATTTTCTTTTTTCTTTTTACCAACGTTTAAACTCTTCCTCTGTTATTAAATTTTCTGTTCGCATTTGACGTACCATGTCATCAGATATTGATGTGCTGCGAATTCCTTTTTTTACAAAACCAACATAATCTTTGTGTGATTTCTTTTGTGGTACTCCGAAATTATCTGTTTCTTTTTTTACTGGTAATTCTTCTTCCCACCTCTCATGGTTTAACCATGTAGCAAAATGTGGAATAAACTTTGGATCATCAGCTTGTCTGCAAAGAGCATTATATTTTTCAATTAATGTATCTGGTTGTACGTCTTTTGCTTTTCGTAACCAAAATTTTAGACCTTCACTTTTAGATCCTCGTTTGATTAATAACTGCTCCCATATATTATTATATATAGATACAGATACAGAGTCTTTGCTAGATGTTTGCTTGGCTTTTGCTAGACCACCTTTTTTCCCTGTTTCTTGCCGAATACGAGCAATATCAATCTTATCTTCACGCCTTTTTTTCTGTACTAATTGGTGGTAACGACCATCAACCAATGCAAGTTTATGCGTTATAACCCACATCAGATCCTCTTTTTGTTGTTCCATTATTGCTAAATCATCTGTTGGATCACACACCATTCTAAAGATAAAATTAAAATCATTTGGCAAACCTTTTCCATTTGCTAAACCTAAATGACAAAATAACCTGGAGTATAATCCTTCTTGTTGAGCAGTCATTCCTGCACAACCAGATCTCCAATCTGCATAGTAAAAATCAATGTAAGGAAATTTTATATCTTCACTCATAGCTTTCCTTTATTGCTAGTCCGATATAGTATGGAATTAATGGAACTATTGCATTACCAAGTGCTTTAATTCTGTTTACTCTATCTTTGTCCAGTTCGTAGGAAATGCCATCAGGTACTCCACGAAGTTCGGACTCAATCTGCCACCAGTTTTCTTTGCATTGTTCATCCCATGTACCTGCTCTCCTAAGTTGCTCTTCCCTCTGTCCGTAAGTGCTGCTCTTGAGTCTTGTGCTTTCGGTGTTCCGTACATGGTTAAATAAACTTGACCGGGCAATCCTAGTTGTCTCCCATTCTTTTTTCTCTTTTGATGATATTTTATGTTTGGAGTGTCTACTTTGCTCATTGATGCTGTCGGTGTTTGCCACATTTTCTGTTTCTCTAGAAACAACATCGCATCCGATAGTTTTGCTCCAAAGGTTTTGTGTTTGGCATTCGGATTTTTCTTGCGTAGTAGAAAACTTCCTCTCTTGGTCAATTCCACTCTCTCCGATTGTTCTCCTCCCTCCTCGCAACCTACTGTCGGAGTTGGTAA